GGTAAGTATGTTTTAAATACTTGTGATAATAATTTAAATTCTTCTTTTAAGGCTGCGTAAATTCTTTTGTGGATTGCAGACATTGTTCTGCTTCCTCTTTCAAGCAAGGCGACTGTCGTTCCCACCGCGGCTTGCTGATTACCCTCACCTACTTGCAGGTCTGCTATTGAAGCAAATCTTTGTCCTGCATTTACTACGACACCCATAAGCTGTAACAGAGTTGATGAAGGCTCTTTGTATGGAAGCATCATAAAGGCATCTCTAATACTTCCGCCTGGCGCATCTACATCTCTAAATTCTCCTGGTTGAATTGATTGTGCATCATCTCTAATTCTTATTCCTCTTTGTTTAAATCCTGCAGGCAGATTTGATAATGTTCCTGCATCTAACAAAGATCGTAAAGCAGCTGTCGCTGTTCTTGATAATCCACCAATCATGTGAATCAAACCAAAACCATAAAAACCTAGTCCTGGTAAAAATTTAAAGTGTACAAAGTAATTTATTTTCTTTTTTAATGGGTCGTTTTGTGCGTAGTTTCTTCTAATAGAAAGAATTGTTTTTGAATCTTCTTCTATTGTTACAACGTAAGGTAATTTAATTCCTGTTGGTTCACCATCTTGTCCAATATCTTCAAATCCATCTAGATCTAAATCAATATGAAATTCTAACAGTGTATGCAGGTCTTCGTTCTTACCTGTTTTTTTCATGCCTTCTAGTTCATGTTCTTTCTTTTCAATTTCTGTTTCATGTGCTTGTCCAGGTTGGGGTATTTCTACATCCTTGTAGAAACCCATTACCTGTTGTTTTCTCAAATCATTTTCTGTAATTTTAATTACGTGAACGATGGATTCCGCATCTTCTAATGAGGTAGCAGAATACGGAACTACTAAATCGTCCGCAGGGACAAACTTAGAAACAGCTCGTCCTAATAAATCATCATAGTAAACTTTTTTAAAAGTTGATCCAGCTAGTGGAAGATGAAATAACATAGAATCAAACTCAGGTTCGTATTCCCTCATTTGATCCATGATTTGATAATTCATAAATTCTTTTACACGATTCGCTTGTTGAACTTTTTGTGGAGTGTTGATTCCTAAAATTTGTGTTCTTACTGGTCCAGTAGCCGGGAGTAACTCTTTATAAGCGAGAGCCTGAAACTGTGTAACAGCTTCAGCCAAAACCGGGTGAGTCGCGCCCGAGGCACCTTGAAACGGTTCTGATTTTTTTTCATATTTAAATCCTAATAGATCAAGTCCAGTTGTGTACGTGTGTTCCCAATCTTTTCTTGATGCTTTGTAATCTCTATAATTTTCTATTAATGTTGTGCTTAGTCTACCAGATTCTGTTTCGTCTAAATAATCTGCTAAGTTTGCGTTGTGGTCTGTTGGAGGCGGTAAGTTTTGATCTTCACCGTAATTAATATCTACAGATCCATCTTCGTTTTCAATTACTTCAGATGGAAATCCTGCGTTTTCTGGTTCAGATATTTCTTGAACCATTTCATCTTGAGTTACTTCTATAGTTTCATCTACGTTTGGTAGCGCTTTGTCTATTTCTGCCATTTATTTTCTCCAATCGGACTGTTTTAACATTGTTATATTTTAAATTCAAGCCTTGTGGTTGAGGACCAGATTTAGGTGGTAGTAAGTGTACTTTAGGGTATTTATTCGTCATAAGTGTATTTTTTCATTTCTTCTAAATCTGTGTCTTCTATGTATTCTTCGACATCTTTTAACTTGCCTTCAGCATCAGGTCTAGCTGTCGCTTCTTTGTAAGTCAAACCTCCTGTTTCAGGATCTACTTCTAATTCCATTTCCATGTCTTTATCTAACATCTCACCGTCATCAACTCTTTTTCTAACTGTGATTTTATTACCTTGTTCTCTAACTTGATAACCGTCTCTTTCATAAACATACTCAAATTCATCTGAACTTTTACCTGTAAAAAATTTCATTCCTTTTTGTTTTACTTTAGCAATAAGATCATATAAAAAAGTAGGAACAGCGTCACTACCTCTTTCAACTGTTTCAACTACTTTAGGTGCAAGTGGTCCTAAAATTTTTATGTATTTTCCAAGAACTGGAATAGATGCAAGTCCACCTAATATCTTCATTGTCTGTCTCTTCTTAGGATCAAATCCATCTTTAAAAGCTTGACGAGTTATTAACCCACCATTTGCTGCTCCAACCATACCCATATCTTCTATTTCCGCAAAGTCTTCTGGTGTAGATAACTCATCTGCTACTCTTGTTTTTATAAACGCTTCGTACGCTTCAGGATCTTCTCGTTTTAACTTTTCTAGTTCTTGAAATTGTTTATAAATTTTATATCCCTCTGATCCTAGAATTGTAGCTATACCCAACGGAGTAAAAGCTCTACCAACATTAAACGGATTTAAAATTGCACTTCTTAATCCAGCTTTTTTTGCAAGTTCAGGTAATAACAAACTAATGCCAGCAGTTGTAACATTTGGATCTTCCTGAACTTCGTAATTTCGTGGATCAAGTCTGTTAAATGCTGATGCATCCTCTGATGGTTTTTTGTAATCTAAAATTTCAGACAAACCAAATAAACCTGCTGCGGTTGGTGTAGATAATGTACTTAGTGTAGCGCCAACTCCTTTTCCAACACCTCTTGAAACTGCACCTACACCTCTTGCTACATCTTTTAAGAGATCAGTGCTAATAAAGCCAGATCGGGGGTCAACTGTAGGCTCTGGTTTTGTTCGTTTGTCAAAATTTTCAAACATGTCTCTTGTTACAGCAGACTCAGGTCTTTGAATTTTATCAGCTGTGGTTACGCCTTCTATTTTTAATAGTTCTTCTATTCTTGGGTCTCTAACATTTAAAAATTTATTTAATTTTTGTCGTCCAGTAGATTCATCAATTAAACCTGCATCAATTGCTTCTCTCAAAGTTTGTTCGGCTAAATTAGCTTTAATAGTTAAATCATCAAGGCTTGATGTAAAATTATTTTTTTTAGTTGGATATACAATTTTATCCATGTCAGAATCAACTAAACCAATTCCTAACTCCATTAAAACATTTTGACCTCTTTTAATTTTAAGGGTATTAGGATCAACAGTAATTGGTTTTATTCTTCCTTTTAAATCTGAAGTTCCTACAGTTTCTAAAATTTCATTATTATTTTTTATAATTTTTTCTTTTAAAGAACTAGAAATTGTTTTACTATTTTTAGCTTCATTAAAAAGTTTGCTTTGAGTTTCATACAAAGGTGTTAATTTGTTTTCTAAACTTTTAACTTTTTGTCTATTTATTATTTCATACTCTGGACCATAATCTTCTACTTTTAATTTTTCTCCTAATTGTTCCAGTTGATAAATATCTGTTCTATGTGCCATATCTATAGGTAAAAATTCACGTCCAGTTTTTGTTTTAGTTTTAGGTATTCCTAAATTTTCTTGAATTTCTTTTTTAAATTTATACAAATGATCTTCATACGCTTTAGCTGAGCCAATAGCACTTTTTCTACCCTCCATAATTTTTTGTTGATTTGGACCTAATGTTGGAGCTTTTTTATAAAGATCTAAAGATTGTAATTTATTTCTAAATAAATTCTTTCCTATTTGATCGGATCTAAGATTAAATTGTTTTAAAAATTTTTCTAATTTTCCTTCTTGTCCCATTCCACCTGTTTGAAAAGCAAACTTAGTTTTTTGAGGTAATTTTTTATAAGCATTAATTGCTTTTGTTAAATTTTTTTCTACTACGGGATCTAATTTTCTACCAAAACTTAAAACAAAATTTTTTGAAAAGTTTTTATTTTTACGAATAACACTATCAGCAGTTGGTATATCTATTTCTACTCCAGATTCTGCAACTAAATTAGGAACACTTGTTTCTATCGGATCTTTTAATGTTTTTAATTTTTCATTTAAAAATTTTTCAAAGTCTTTAGATCCAGATAAATCTTGAACGCTTAATATTTTTATTTTAGAAAAAATATCAGGATGATTTTTTTCTAATTTACTTAATTGTTTTCTTACATCAGAACCAGCAAGACCAGATTCTTCTACCAATGTCATAAGATCTTTTCTACTTATTTGAGTTGTTCCTTGTAAAACAAGGTCATCTATTTTACTTTTTAAGATTGCTCTTTTTTCTCTAGGTGTAGCAAACCCTTCTCTTGATCCTAAATCTTGGCCCTCAATAAGACCACCACCGATAGCAAAATTCTTACGATTTTTTTCTGTAATAATATTTAAAAACCGTTGATGACTTGGACTTGGCTTATACACGTTTGCTACCAGAATACATTTTTTTTAATAAGTCCAATCTTTTCAAAGCATTTTTTCTAGCCTTTTCATTTTGAACTAAAAGATTTTTTTGTGCAGCTGTAGTTGCTTTTTTCTTTTTTAACTTGTTTAAGTTTTTAGCATAGCTTGATAAAGTTGAAGTAAGTTTATTAAATTTACTTTTTTCTGATTTTGATATTTTATCAAAAGGTTGGTTGTAGTTTGGTTTCATGTATTTTTTAACTCTCTTCTTTTCGCCACCATATCTAAAACCAACTCTACCACCTGTTGCGTATTGAGAACCTAAACCAATTCCTGTACCTTTTGGTTGAATATTACTACTGTAATATTCCATAGTTTCTTGCGCCTGTGATTTATCTGTGCTTCCTGTATTGTAAATATTAGGTGATGTTTTTCTATATTTACCATAACCCATTTTCTTATCATATCTATCATCTAGCGCTGCAAGTTCTTCATCAGTCATCGCTAACATTTCTTGTAAAGTGTAATTTTCACCAAGGTCTCTAGCAGTTCTCATGTAGAATGGGATTGCTCTATTTAAAATCTGTGCAAGTTCATCTTGATTTTTAAATTCAGTTTTCATTCCTGGAGGGCCACCTGGACCAATTAATTGAGGACCTGGATCATTAACTCTTAAAAATTCTTCAAACTCAGAATTTGCACCTTCAACACTTGGATCAAAACCAAGCTTTTCTTTAGCTGTATTTGAATCCATTGCAAAAATTTCATTTATTGAAAGACCTTTAAATTTTGGTCCGCTTGTATCTGTTGGTGTCATACTTCTGTATTTACTAACATCAACTCCTAGGTCCATTAAATTTCCAAGGGCTATATTTCTTGAGTCTTCTATACCACCTGTAAATGTACCACCCTGATATTTAGACATATCAAAAGGTTGTGGGGCTACAGGTTGTGCAGGTTGTGCAGGTTGTGGGGCTACAGGTTGCGCGGGTTGAGCTGTTGGCGCTTGTGGTTGTGCGGGCTGTGCACCTGGTTGTCTTGCCAAATAATCTTCATATGATTGTTTTCTTCTAGCTTCTAAGTCAAGTGATCCACCTACTGCTTTGTTTACTCTACCACCGTCGCTAAAAAATATAGATCCTATATTACCATCATACTCTGGCTCTGAAGTAGTGCCTTCAGATAGAGTTTTATTTAAATCAACTTGTCCACCTATACCTGTCGGTTTAGTTAAAACATCATCCATTGATTGATTATATGCGTCTTTAATTGTGTTATAACCTTTGTTTACTGCTTGAGCTGTTCTAATTATTTTACCTGCTCCAGGTACTGCGGCATCTAATAAGTAAGATGCGGCTGTAATAGTTTTACCATGTTTGGTTGCAAATTCATTTGCTTTTTGTAAAATATTTTTATCATTAGTCTCGCCTTGAATTGATTGTGCAACTTGAGTAGTTTCAGGTAATGACGTAATCTGTGCAAAGTCTGCACCACCTCCCATTTGTTCATAACCAGTTTTTGGGTGTGGTGAAAGTGTTGATGAGGTTCCATATTTATTTTCAATATATTCTCTAGCAGCTAGGTTTAAACTTTCATTTCTTGGCCCACCTTCTTGTTTACCTAAGTCAT